AGATAATGAACGATGATAGGAAAATTTGTAAACGGCTTATTCGGCAAAATAGTAGACAATGCAGAAGGAATACTTGATAAAGTTATTACGACAGACAAGGAGCGCGATGAAGCAAAGCTCGCTCTTAGACGCTTACTACTCGAAGCCGAAACAGAAGCCTTCGCTAAAGAAGTCGAAGACAGAAAGAGCGCTAGAGATATGTACAAAGACGACGCATTTATTCAAAAGATACTTGCAACGTTATTCACGGTAGCATATTTTAGTTTAAGCTTTATAATGTTTAGGTTTTTTATGATGGGCGATATAGAGCTAGGAGAATTTGAGATAAGTTTTGTCTCAACAATATTTGGCGCGATGAGCGCAAAAGTTAATACAGTTGTCGATTTCTTTTTCGGAGGATCGTCAAAGAAAAATGAACAACAAAATAATAAATAAATATGAAATCAAAATATTTTAATTCGTCAGCTATAGTACCAACAGTGGCAGCATCTAAATTAAACGCAGCGTTTAGCACTGGTGATATTGTGTTTGATTGGATAGGGTTTGAAATACCAAGAGGTGTTGCTAAGCTGTTAGGAGCATCTATATCATTAAGAGCAAAAGGTGATGCTGACCAAACAGTACAGTCAGGTGGATTAGCTTTAATGTTTGCTAAAGCGCCTAGCCCTGACGCCACTCCAACTTCTCTTGGCGTAGTAAACGCAGAAATTACTAATTTTGCCACAACCGATGTAGTAGGTGTACTTCCTGCTACAACAGAAACAGTTGGTATTAGAACGTTGTATCAAACAACGGTTTCTTCCGCTGAGTTAATATTAGAACCAAACACAAGCTCAGGTGGAAACATTGGTGTGGATAAATACTATGTAGCAGGAATCGCAGCTGCAAATTTAGATTTTACTACAACTTGCAATGTTGATGGCACACCAGGGACTGGTCAAGCGAATTTAGACTGCCAAACAATTGATGCTACATTGATGTTTGCACCTGGAGATGTTATTCATGACGAGGACGATAGACTAATGGGCACAGTTGCTAGTTTAGATTCCGATGATATTGTTATGACGGGTAACCTAGCTAACGAGGGTGTTAACACAAAAAAAATATACAATATAAATCCTATTAGAATAACATTACACTTTTCAAAGTAAGCTATGGGATATTTAGATAATACAGTAGAATATGGATTTGGCCAATTAGGTAGTGGTTACACAACTGATGGCACGGAAGTCACTCCACCAAGTGGAAAAGTAATAGTTGCTATTACTGTAACGGAAGATGCTAAGTTTGAAGAACTTGTTGCTGATACTTCTAACTACTCTGGAGGGGTAGCTTATTTTGGTGGCTCAGATGTTGACGCAAATGGTGCTGGCAGCCAAGCAGTACCAGCTTCAGATTTATTTCCAGCTGAAATAACAATGTATGGCAGATGGACTAAGATAGAGCTGAGTCAGGGTGCAGCTATACTTTACTATGGAATATAATGCTAGGATCGCTTAATAATCTTGCGTGGACTAAAAACAAGGTTAATAATACCTCTACTTTTTCACCTAACGATATTGCAACAGTTGACGCATTTGGTGACTGCGTTGCTTGGTATGATTTTACCGATCAAACTACAATAAAAAAAGATAACTCAGGGTTAGTTACTATATCAGAAAACGAGTATATAGGTAGAATAGAAAACAAAGCTTCTTCTGGTAGAAAGCTAGGATCATTTCTTAGATCTGTAACATCAACCACACAACCAGGCGATGATGGTGCGTCTAATGCTCCTAAGTTTAAATTAAATGGAGAGAATGGTTTAAGCTATGCTGAGTTTATCTCCACAGGTGGTGGTGGCTCTCAATGTCTAGTTGGTAATTCTTATTTGGATTTTTCATCTAACCCACATTTAGGACACGGAGGCGGATCCGGTGGTCTTGTATCTAGTTATAATAACGGTGGTTTTTATACATCATTTAATGAGAACGTAACAGCTGGTGCCCCAGCGGCTCCAAATAACAATTTTTTCTCTTATGAATTTGCGTTAAAAAATACAGCAATGACTGCATTTTGGGTTGTGAAACCTTCCACGGCAGATCCCGTAGGTAGTAATAGAATAACGCACTGGTTAATTAGGCCAGATGATGCAAATGATAGTGGAGTTGGTAGAGCTAATGAAACGTATTTTGAGGGTGGAACAGATCCAGCGCTAGACGAATTTGTAATAGCGCATAACGATGAGGAAAATAACACAGCATATTCTTCTAAAGGTGGTGATGTTACGGCTGGAATAAATATACTAATGGGCGTTTTTGGCAGTGGCACAAATGCTATGTATCTATCGCAAAATTCGAGTACAGCTATAGACCCTCAAACAGTAACAAATAACACTCTCAATATGGCGGCTGGTATGATGTGTCTAGGAAGATGGACAATAGGAAATATAAACTCAGGCGCACAGGCTGATAGCGGTTACGATGGTCACTTCTATGAAATAATAGTTTATAACAAAGAGCTTAACGGTAGTGAAATAGCGCAAGTTTTAGTACACTTAAATAATAAATATAATTAATAATTAAATAAAATTAAATACAATGACAAAAGAAAAAACAATTGAATTAAAACCAAAAGTAGATAAAATATCTGAAGAACACTTGAAGCAGTTACAAGATACTGTCAATATAGTAAATAACTTACAATTTAACGTTGGTAAGCTTGAATCAAAAAAACATCAATTACTTCACGAATTATTTTCTGCTAATAACAAAATAATTGAAATGCAGGACATTTTTTCTAAGGAATATGGAACGTATGATATTAATGTACAAGACGGTACTATTAATTGGAAAGAAGATGAAAAATAATATTATAAGAAAAATTACTATAGGCAAAGACTATAAAAACGATTCGATGCATTATGCCGTAAATCAAGAGGTGTATGGAGGCCATAAGATCTGTGATATAATAGAAGAAGAAGACAAATACTGTATTTATATTAGAAAGGAAGAAGTAGTGATACCTTGGAAAGATTTTAATAAAAATATGGCTATATCAATTGAATACAACTTAGAGTATTAATGAAAGCTTATAAAGATTATGTTATCACTCCTATTGGTCAACGCTATAACAATACTAAAAAAATTAATGAAAAAGAGTTAATACTAAACACGGAAGTGTTTAATCATCAGTATGTTAATAGAAGAGCAAAAGTAATCGCTACTCCAATGTTATTTCAATCACCCATTAACGTGGGTGATGAAGTAATAGTTCATCATAATATTTTTAGAAGATGGCATGATGTTAAAGGTAGAGAGAAAAATAGCAGATCTTATTGGAAAGAAGATAAATATATAATATCACAAGATCAAATATATTTGTATAACAACAAAGCTATGCCTGGTTATAGTTTTGTTCAACCAATAAAATCAACAAAGCCTTATCATCATAATTTAGATTTAAATGTAGAAAAACCACTGGTTGGTATCATAAAATATACAGACGGTAGTTTTGATTTAAATACTTTAGTTGGATTTACACCTAGCAGTGAGTATGAGTTTATTATTGATAATAAAAGAATGTATAGGGTTATGAACAAATTTATTACAATTAAATATGAATATCAAGGAAACGAAGAAGAATATAATCCAAGCTGGACACAAGGCAGTTGAAGAGCTAATTAAAGTTGCGCGAGAAGAGATAGTTGACTCAGATGAAGATATATCAGCAGACAGACTAAAGAATGCGGCAGCGACAAAGAAACTAGCTATATTCGATGCATTTGAAATATTAAATAGAATACACGAAGAAGAAAATATGCTAGATGGTAAAATCGAAGACAGGAAAGAAACTACTTTTAAGGGCTTTGCTGAAGGAAGATCTAAGTAATGTACAAGCAGTCATTATATAAGGTTGTAGAACCTATAAAACTAAACACCATTAAGAGACTTAACAAGTCTAAAAAGTGGGAGTATGGTTATAATAAAGAAGCTGATATAGTTTCAATATCTAAAACAGGTATGGTAGGTGAGGTATTAGAAATACAAGGCTTTCAAATAGCCCTACCTAAACAACCAAAAGAAATATACTCTTGCAGTGATATTAAATCTAAGCAAAAGTGGAAACAGTTTCCAGCTAATCCAGCTTTTAAAAAAATAAAAACAGTTTTTGATTGGCAGGATTTTCCTGATGATTTTAAAGAAAAACACTACGGGTATATAGACGAAGAGTTTAAAAGAAGAGAAGAAGGGTTTTGGTTTATGAATAATGGTAAACCAACTTACATAACAGGTACACATTATATGTACTTACAATGGAGTAAAATTGACGTTGGTGCTCCAGATTTTAGAGATGCAAATAGACTGTTTTTTATATTCTGGGAAGCTTGTAAAGCAGATAAAAGATGCTACGGCATGTGTTACCTTAAGAATAGACGGTCTGGTTTTTCTTTCATGAGTTCAGCTGAAACAGTTAACCTAGCTACACTAGCAGGTGATAGTAGATTTGGTATATTATCTAAAACTGGTGCTGATGCTAAAAAAATGTTTACAGATAAAGTTGTACCAATAAGTCTCAACTATCCATTTTTCTTTAAACCAATACAAGATGGTATGGACCGACCAAAGTCTGAACTCGCATATAGAGTGCCAGCTAAAAAGTTTACTCGTAAGAAAATACGTGAGCGTGAGGAAATGGATGATGTTGAAGGACTAGATACAACTATAGACTGGAAAAATACAGGTGATAATAGTTACGATGGTGAAAAGCTTTCTTTATTAGTACACGACGAAAGTGGTAAGTGGGAAAGGCCTGATAATATAAAAAACAACTGGAGAGTTACAAAAACTTGTTTAAGATTAGGTAGTAGGGTTGTAGGCAAATGTATGATGGGATCAACATCTAACTCACTAGA